GACTACTACGACGAGAACGGCAAGTGCGAGAAGTTTGATGCAGAGCCCCCCGTGGCGTTTCTTGGCACTGAGAACGCCTGTGATGTATGGTTTGAGGTGATCCCATTTTGATACCCACTGAACACTTTGAGCAGCGCGAACTCGTGATGTGGTTCCGCCAGACCTACCCCGGAGTGCGTATCCTTGCTATCCCCAACGGAGGCCAGCGGAGCATCTCAACAGCCGCCAGACTGAAAGCCGAAGGTGTATGCGCTGGCGTCCTAGATCTGTTCATTCCAGCCTGGAAGCTGTGGGTTGAAATGAAGCGTCAGAAAGGTGGCTCAGTCAGCCCAGAGCAGAAGGACTGGATTGCATACCTGGAGAGCGTAGGCTACGAGACGATGGTTTGCAAAGGTGCAGAAGACGCAAAGAAAAAGATCATGAATTTGCAACAAACCTCTTGACACGTGCAAAGGATTGTTTTACAGTACATACATCGCAACACAGACTACCGGAGACCCAAATGATCTGTTTCAACGACGCCGAACTTGATGCTTACTACTCCAAAGAGGAATCTATGGATCGCAGACACGAGATTGCAATCAATGAGCTGGATGGTGAATCGCTGCACCAGTATTGCGATGATTTGATCGAGTATTGCAAAGACTACGAAGCCAATTTAATCACTCTTGAAGAGCTTGGCCTTCATTTGCTGCGGGCTCAACAAATGGCTGTAGAGGCCGCCGTGGAGAAAATGGAATGAAAGAACTAATGGCCGATATGGATTCATATGACGTGAGGGAGGTCAGGGCATACAGAATCGATTCACTGATTGAACTCCTTTTGGACATCAGCCAAGAAACAAACAATCTCAGTCAAAATGCTGGACTTTGGGTTCACGCCCAAAAGTTCTTTGACGAGGCCCAAGAATGTGATGAAGTTTTGGACGCGCTAAGATGAAAAGACGACCAATCGCAAAAGAAATGGTTGAAGCCTTGGCAAATTTTGGCCCTATGACTTCAACCGAACTGTGCCGCAGTATTGGCGTAGAGAGAAGTAAGTCAGGTGCCATTATTTCTCGGCTTATGAAGAAGTCGCCAAAAAGGAAAAAGCGAGTTCACATCTGCGGCTGGACTGAAGACACAGAAGGAACCAGGCGTTACATCAGGCCGATCTACAAGATAGGCGCGGGCATGGATCAACCAAAGCCGCTTACGTGCCTTCGAGTCAAAGAGAACAGAGCACGGTACACACAAGGCAAGCTGATGCGCGTCAGCAGTATTTGGGATTTGGCAAAAACAGTTAAAGAAAGACTAGCAGCATGAAAGAAGTAACTTGGCGTGGTCTTCAAAAGATCTTGCCCACATTAGACGAGGATGCGGTTTTAAAGATGCTGCAAGATGAATGTAAGTCGGAGTTCCCTAGGCTTTCAATTGTTTGGCGGCTTCATCAACGCTACACAATGCTTAGGATGAATAGAGAACGTGATGATATTGTGAGTGGAATTAAACATGAATATTGATCAAACTCTAAGCGAGCGCGGTACTAGATATGGAGAATTCCCCAGCCATGCCGCAGTGAGCCAACGGCTCAAACAAATGGCAAGGTTTGAGCTTTCTTACCGAGACAAAATACTGGCAGACGATCAACTTGAAGCCCTGGACATGATCTTTCACAAGATCGCCAGGATCATTAACGGAGACCCAGATTACGCAGATTCCTGGGTCGACATTGCAGGTTACGCCACTCTTGTGGCTAATCGACTAGAGACTAAAAAATGGACAAGCGAAAAACCTCAGGACGGCGAAAAGAAGATGGGGAGTCATTCTGCCTTCCCACCCCTATTTTAGTCGCCTTGGTTGTGATGGCCACTTTAGTCGTGGCCGGCTTATTGGCTACTTTGTAACGCCTTGAATCTTTTCGGCTGTGCGGTAAGCACCGAGCCCAAGCATGCCGAAAAGCAGAGGCATCATCGTATCTAACTCAAGCCTGGGGAACTGCACAGGGTGGCCAGCCAAAGCAGCCACCCATTCTCCAAGCGGCCCAAGTACGAACTGTACGCCAAAGCCTGCGCCGCAAACCCAACCAACAAATGGCCGCCAGCCTGCAACAAACAAATGCGGATTGGCGGCTTCTGCCTTGTTGATATCCATCTGCCCGACGATCTGAGCTAGCTCTCCGCTTTGCTGGATCTTAATAAGCTCAAGCCGTGCCGCTGATGCCTGCACGGGGTCGGCCCAAACCCGATCGATAACCTTGCCGCCGATCTCAAGCAGTGCAGAAATAGGGTCAAGTGCCATTTTCAAGACTCCAGTAAGTTGGAAGCAATACGTCGAGCCCAGCCCTTTCCGAAGGTAGGCCATACGCCGAGATCAGTCATAAACATTAATCTTGAGCCGTTGAACCGAGCCACAAGGCGCGGGCCAGGCATAGACTGGATTGCTTGGAGAGTTCTTGGGCCGATGATGCCGTCCTCAAACTCGCCTACAGCCTTTTGCAATGTCTTGATGGCCGCTTTTACGCCTGAGTTCACAGCCATATCGAATAGATCGAACTTGATGGCTTCAGGCACGGCGTCGCAACCTGCCGGCCCCCAGTAATCCTGTTTGTAGATCCGCTTTGCACGGTCCAGCGTAAGATTAATAATGTCTTCGCCAGGATAAGCGCGTTTGCTGATGCCGTACTTTGTAAGGCCCCCACCATCGAGGGGATGGTTTGACACAACGCCTTCGTGGCCGATTAATCTGACAAAAGCAGCGTCAAAGTTCATTGCTTGTCCACCTTATGCTCAAGCTTATCAAAGATCTTGTTTAAGATTCCTTTGACTTCAGAGATATCCTCTCTGTAATCGGCCCTTGCAACATAGGTGTGCGGCATGGCCCGCACATCTTTGTCAAGCTTCTCAATAGACCTGTAGATGTTGTTCAACGTCCAACCACCGAAGAAACCAGCGGTGGAGACTGCGATATTGAATAAAACTTGAGTGTCCATTTACATCCTCACTGCTGGCCTGGTTGGTTGTTTTGACGAAGTGCATTCAACATAATTTGTTGCAATGGCATTGCGTTGGTAGCCATAGGGGCCATTGCGTTCGCAACTCTACCCGCGCCGTAAGCAGCCTCACCCATAACACGGGGAGAGGTCAAAGCAAGAGCGGGGATAAATGCTGGATTGCTCATGGCTGCGAAGCCGCCAGCCCCCAGAATACCTCGGCCAGTCAATGACCTTGGAGCAATATCTGAAAGCAATTGGCCTGCAATCGCTGGGCGAACATTTGCTCCGCCTTGTGCTTCCAATTGGCCAAGCAATGACTGTTTGTATTCGCCGGCTGGAGTTGACTTCAAGGTCTGCATGATCTTGTTCAATGCAGTCTCTTTTGAAACTTTGTCACCAGCACCCAGAGCCTTATTGATGTCCCTAATCATGCTTGTTTGCGTCTCGTAGGCCTTCATAGCCTCCGCATAACCGGGCACATTGTCAGTGATCGTGCCTTTTACAGAATCAACCATCTGAGAGATGGCTCGTTGGGCTTGCTTTTGTTTATCGCTTTCAGGATAAACATTGTTTAATCTTCTTTTGAGTGCATCAAGATCAACAGCCGTAGGCGTAGGATGATCAACTTTCCATTGGTCAATAGCGCTCTTCGCCTCTTGAATGACCTTTTGCTCATCGGAGCCAATGATTGATTTGCCTGCATGGCTCATTGAATCATCAATCTTCTTAACAGTCTGATCAATCCTTGAGAAATTTAACGGAGTTGCATCTGCTGCCCAGCCGGATTTTGCGTTTACATAAGCCGCTGAAGTGTCTGCTTGAATCTTAGACAACCCTTGCTTCACCGTGTCTAGCACTTCTTCCTGGGGAACCTTCTTGCGAAGGTTGTCTATAAACGAGACTGCCTTGTCTTTGCCGGCAGTGAACGCCTCTTGAACAGTCGTTGGAGCAATTGCTTTTGCAACGGCTGGAACAGCCTTGCCAACCGCAGGCAACGCAGCACCAATACCTGCACCAAGAGAAGCATCTTCAGGGTTAATAAGGCCCGCTGTAGCCCCACCAGTTACAGCTCCAGCCGCGACCTTGGGAGCAAAGTTTCCAGCGCCAAAACCACCAGTCCTGAGAGCGTTGACAAATGCCGGGGCAACCCTTGACACTCCAACGCGGGTTAACGCATTAGCCATGCCTGCGCCAATGCCGCCAGTGCCTGCAACTTCTCCGGCAATCTTGCCGCCCTGATAGCCAAACGACTCAGGATTTGCGCCTACAACATCGCGCATGAAGTCATCCATTGCCTGCCGACGTTGGGCGTTTTCTTCGGCAGATTCAAACGGCCTAATGAGGGTTGCGCCAATAGACCCTGCGCCCCTCACAGCCCCGCCATAAACGTCTTTCACGCCTTGGCCTACTTGGCTAAGGAATGATTGCTGTTCAGGAGCAGCAGCCATTGGTGCAGCCATTGGTGCAGCCTGACGCTGCTGGGGCATACCTTCTTGCGGAGGGGCCTGCACAGAACCAGCTTTCCCCTCCAGTTCTGCCAGTCTTCTTAAAGCCCGGAGCTCTTCTCTCTCGTCCATTCTTATCTCCTTGGGAAACGAGCGCGAAGCTGTTCAAGTTCTGCTTGTTCTTCTGGTGTCAATGATCCAGAAGCGGGCTGTGCTTTGCTGGGTTCAGCGCCTTTGTTTCTATAATCGTAGGTTGAATCGTATGCCTCACGCATCCTGACCTTTGATCCTTCTATGCCGCTGATGGCCTGATCAATCGCGTCTTGTACATCTTTGGCACTTTGCCTTCTGTCAATAGCCGCAAAAGAGGCAACGAGCTGCTTGCCTTCTTGATTTGAGACACTGCCTAGTGCTCCGCCAGTTTTAGAGGCGTCTCTGAGATCTTGCAAGGCTTGGAAACCACCCTTTGCTACGACCTTATCATACAGCGCCTGTGCAGCCCTTCCAGCATCCGTTAAACCCGGTACGCGACCCGCCACTAAACCTGTGATCTGATTCAGGCCGGGATGGTCTCTAAGCTTTTGAAGGTCGGCCATGAAGCTATCTGATTTGGCCTCAAACCCTTTAAGCGCACTAGTTGCCTGAGGGAATACAGCTTCCCTCTTTTGAATATCTTTTGGGCTGATGGTCGGAGCACGTCTATTCTCGGCTTCTTTTCGTTTAAGCTCAAATTCAGCTTGATCAATTTCAACTCTTCTACTGGCAATGTCCTGTTGGCCCTGTTGATAAGGCGTAATTCGCTGACTCGCACCAGTATTCAAGCCAGGCACTTGAGCAACAGTCCCTTCATACGGGTTATAGACATAAGCATTGT